GTTTTGAGGAAATACCAGAAGACCTAACTTACTTCACTCATTTATGGGATGGCTTTAGGTTTGTAAATGCTAACGCGAGGTACAGTGAAGATGTTGTAAAAGATTTGCTGACCCGTGCGCTTGTCAATGGCACAGAAGATATGAACGAAGAAGCGGCAAGAATGATTGCTGCAGCTATGCACAAAAAAATAACCGATAGCGGTATGGGTTTAGATTCTGGCGCAGCGCGTATGTTTAATTCCAGCCAAAAAGATGTAATCAAAGATATTCTTGTAGAAGAAAACTTTATGTCTGTGGATGAAGCAGATAGACTGATGAAGCTGTTTGATGTAAAGCCTGACGGCACCCCAGCCCGTGCAAGACGCAGATTAAAGTTTGATATGAAGACCACGGTATCTGCTGTAAATAGAGAGACTGGTCAAACAGAAACATTCCGTCTAAAAGACTTGCAAGAACGTGATGCTGAACAGGTCTTTACTTCTTATGCTGGTGGAATGTCTGGTCGCATTGCGTTGGCAAGAGTCGGCATTAAAGATGAAACTACATTCAACAGAATGTTGCGCGACAACATAAAAGAGGCGCAAGAGATTGGTGGACTAAAGGCTGTGCAACGTGCTGAGAAAGAAAACCTGGTAGCACAGACTTTATTCAACGCAATTCTAAATAGGCGTATGCCATTAGCGGCAGACCCTACCAGCACATACGCAAGGGCTGCTAGGCTGCTTCAGGATTATAACTTTCTAAGACTTATGAACCAGGTTGGGTTTACCCAGCTTGGTGAGATAGGTAATGCTATATCTATTGGCGGGTTTAGAGGTATTCTTCAACAAATCCCAGAGATGCGGCGCATGTTAAAACGTGCAAAGAACGGTGAGTTGGATGACCCGACATTACGGGCTATTGAGGCGGCAACAGGTGTTGGCACAGACCGTAGAGTAAATCAGGCGATGAACCGTGCTGATACTATAGACGTTTTCAGTGAGGGCCGTGGTGACTGGATTGACAAAGCATTGTTTATGCTTGCACCAGCCAAAAGGATTACAGCGGATATATCTGGTATGGCACCTATCACACTAGCATTAGAAAGACTTTCTATAAGAACTGCTGCACAGGTCTTGACTGATGTTGCCTTTCAGTCAAGAAAGTTAAGCCAGAAAAGATTGGCTGGGCTTGGTTTGAGTAAGGAAATGTCTGGTAGAGTATTTAGCCAAATCAGGAGTCACGCACTTACAAAGAAGTCTGCACTTTTTAGAAACAAGAAGTTACGCGATATTAACACGGATGCTTGGGATGATGTTGAAGCAAGAGATGCTTTTATGCTTGCGTTAGCTAGATGGACTAAACGGGCGATTCAGCAGAACGATGTTGGCAACTTAAACATATACATGACATCGACAATGGGTCAGATTGTTTCACAGTTCCGTACATTTATGCTTGTGTCTTGGTCAAAGCAGTTCTTACACAATGTAAAGGCTTTTGATGTTCGCACTTTGCAAACATTTCTTTTTTCGACAGCTTTTGCAAGCATACCATATATTGCGCAAACTCAGGTCAACGCGCAATTCAGGGACGATAAAAAGAAATATCTTGATGAAATGCTAGACCCAGTAGCAATAGCAAAGGCATCATTTCAAAGAAGTTCTTGGGCATCACTATTTCCAGCTTTAGTGGATACTGGTGCTATGTTTTACACTGATGACCCAGTGTTTGCTTACCGTTCAAGTGGGTTGGATACAAACCTTATTACGGGCATCCCAACAGTTCAGTTGATTAGCAAAGGATTGGCATCAGCACAGGCTGTATCGAGGTCTGCACTAAACCCAGATTTGCAGTTTTCTCAGGGACAGCAGCGGGCGTTCAATACTTTATTACCTTGGCAGAACGCTATAGGCATAAAGAACGCATTGAACAAGCTGGTAGAGATGAGGCCGGAAACTACCAAGTAGGTAGCAACAAAGCAAAAAATGCTGTATATATATGCTAGGAGTTAAATATGACAGTTAGCAGTACCACAACTAAGAACAGTTATGCGGGTGATGGCAGCACCACCGCGTTTTCGTACACGTTCAAGATATTTGACGAGGACGACATCACGGTTGTTTTGCGCAACAACTCTACTGGTGCTGAAACAACTCAGACCATTACCACAAACTACACTGTGTCTGGCGTTGGCAATGCTGGTGGCGGCACTGTTACCTTTGTAACAGCCCCACCCACAGGCAATACTGTTGTTTTACTGCGGATTACACCACTTACGCAGCTAACTGACTATACGCCGAATGACCCATTCCCAGCAGAGTCACACGAAGATGCGCTTGATAAGCTGACCTTTATTACGCAGGAACTGCAAGAAGAGGTGGGGCGTTCACTCAAGCTGTCACAGACTAACGAGATTGCCACTGCTGAGTTTACCACTGGTGCCACCGCCCGCGCTAACAAGATACTTGGGTTTGACGCAGACGGTGACTTGGCTATCTTCCAAGAGATTGGCACATTCAAAGGTTCAGACGCCACAACGACCACGGCTGACTATGTTGAGCGTGACATTGTTAAATCAACCACTGCCGCCCAGCTAGATAACGTATATATCGCGCTACAGGATTCGCCTACTGGCACATTGCTAACAAACACAACCTACTGGGCATTGCTGGTGGACGCTGTATCTGCCGCGACATCAGCGACAAATGCTGCTGCTAGTGCTTCTGCTGCTTCGACATCAGAAACAAATGCGGCAACTAGCGAGACGAATGCTGCTGCCAGCTATGACAGTTTTGATGACAGATACCTTGGTGCAAAGGCGTCTGACCCAGCATTAGATAATGATGGTGATTCACTGATTACTGGTGCTTTATACTTCAACACCACAGATGGCGACATGCGGGTCTACAATGGCAGCGCGTGGATTAACGTGGTGTCATCACTGGGTAATCTGGCTAACATTGTTGAGGATGCAACACCCCAGCTTGGCGGTGATTTGGACATCAATGGGCAGTCTATTGTCTCTACGTCAAATGCAGACATTAATATTACGCCAGACGGTACAGGTAATGTTACGCTTGGCACACTGGCATTTGATGCAGACCAGACAGTGGGTGCTGGTCAGGACGATTATGTTCTAACTTACGATAACGCATCTGGTACTATTTCGCTTGAAGCCTCTGCTGGTGGTGACGTTGTAAATGATTTAACACCGCAACTTGGCGGTACACTTGATGTAAATAATCAACTTGTGCAGTTTGCCGATAGTACAGGTGCTACAGATAACCGTCTGCAACTTGGCACAGGCCAAGATATGCAACTGTACCACGATGGTACAACAAACAAGATTGACACATCTGCGGCACAGGAACTGCATGTAAACAGTGACGATGTGTTGTTCTATGATAACTCAGGCACAACACGCACTGCCATTGTATCGCCTGGAAGCACAATGAACTTTCAGCTATACGACAGCACAGGCACAGTCCGTGTATTTGCTGTTAATGGTAGCGGCAATGAGTTCCATCGTAGTGTTTACATCCAAGACCAGAGAAGCCTTGGCTTTAAAGAAGATTCCGCAAATGGAAGCAATTATGTTGGATTTCAGGCACCAGCTTCTGTTGCGGCAAACGTAGTATGGACATTGCCTGACGCAGACGGAACAAGCGGTCAAAGACTGCAAACAGATGGTTCAGGCACTTTAACATGGGCAGATGAACAAGACCCAACAGCATTAGCATTTGCGATAGCGTTAGGATAGAACAATGGCAAATTCATTTTTATCAGAAACAGATACAGCTATAGGAACATCAGCAGCGAGTGTGCTGACTTGTGGCGCATCTACACAGACAACTGTGATTGGCATGAGTATCGCTAACATTGTTACTAGCCAGATTTTAGTAGACGTACAGCTTGACGCATCTAGCCGCACAAGCGGTGCAGAGGATAGCGTATACCTTGTAAAAAGCGCACCGATTCCTGTTGGCGGCAGTTTGGTTGTTGTTGGTGGCGACCAGAAAGTTGTGATGGAACCGGGTGACGTTATCAAGGTTACATCAGACACAGCGTCATCAGCAGACGTAGTTATTAGCCACCTTGATATTACATAAGGATTAGCCAATGGCATATCTTGGATTATCACCAGCAGTACAAACCACAGCAATGGACTATCAGGACTTGACTGGCGGTACTGGTACTGGCTTTACGCTAGACCATCCTGTAGCTAATGCTTCAGAGATTGAGGTGTTTGTAAACAATGTTCGTCAAGAACCAACGGTTGCCTATACTGTTGCAGGCACTAGCTTAACTATGACTGGCAGCATTGTAGCTACGGATGATTTCTATGTAGTGTTTCAAGGTAAAGCCCTTGTAACATCTAGCACTGGTGGCGGTGACATTGTCACCAGTGCGGCAAAAGCTTGGACTAATTTTAATATGGTCACGCCAGTTATAAATGATAGTTATAACACCAGCAGTATTACTGATGTTACGAGTGGACAGTTTCATGTACTTCACACAAATAATATGAGTAATACAACATACGCACCAACTGGTGTTTCTAATAATTATGGCGGTGCTACAAATTTTGGTGGTCAAGCAGATACAGCAATTGGTATAGCCGCAGGAAGTTTAACATTGGGAATTGCTACTACTGGATACGGGTTTGCCACATATGATTCTGGTTATGTTGATGCTGCACAAAATCAATCAGTTGTTCACGGAGACTTAGCATAATGCAGACACCAGAGTTTCAAGGCACTCACCTGTTTGACCGCCTGTGCTGGGCAAAGGAAAACCTAGATGGTGTGCAGTCAGACTATCGTGTAGTCTATGAGGACAGCATTGATGAGTGCGCCAAGATACTTGTGCCTGACCCTAACTGGATGGCGTGTGCATTGCAGGGCGGTATCCTACCACCTGTGTGGGTGTACTGGGAACTGGCAAAGGATGAGGCACAGCCTGACTTCAAGAAGCACACACGGGGTTATTTGCTGCACAACACTGAACCAATGCCAGCGATGACTGAGGAAGAAGCAATCGAATATCTAATTCAAAAGGATGTGCCACAAAGCGTCTGGCAGAATTGGGATAGCGGCAACAAGCCGAAAATGGTAATCTGCCGCAAGGGGCAGCTGCCCACAACTAGAGAATGGCGCAACTCGTGGCGCATATCTGATGACTTAGAATTAGCCGCATAGGAGATTATAATGGCTGTTACAACTTATATCGTGGATAAGGACGGTAATCAGATTGATGCGTCAACTGCAACCGTCCCAGCAAGCCGTGACTTTCGTGGTGCTTGGACATTGTCCGGCAGCGTGATTAGCGAAGACTTGGCAAAGGCAAAGGAACTATTTGCTGACAAGGTGCGTGAAGCCCGTGACCCACTGCTTGAGGCATTGGACACCAGCTACATGAAGGCACTGGAAACTAGCGCAGACACCACACAGATTGTGGCTGATAAGCAAGCACTGCGTGACGCACCGACTGCTGGCGACAGCGCAACAACTATTGCAGAACTCAAGGCAGCTTGGCCTTCATGTTGTGGTGATAGCCAATACGCATAAGGAATAACACATGGCATACATAGGTAAATCCCCAACAGGAACTGGCGTAAGGCAACGCTATTACTTCACTGCTACTGGTGGTGAAACGTCACTGTCTGGTACAGATGACAACGGCCTGACGCTAGTATTTAGTGATGGCAACTATGTAGATGTGTCACTGAACGGCATAGCCTTGGTTGCTGGCACTGATTACAACACTAGCACAGCTAACACTATCGGTGGCCTGTCTGCCCTATCTGCAAGCGACATTGTTGAGGTTGTTGTCTATGACATCTTTACTGTAGCTGACACGGTGTCTGCCGCAAATGGCGGTACGTTTAGTGGCAATGTTACTGTCAATGGCACGATGACCGCCACATCATTTAGCGGTGATGGTTCATCGCTAACAGGCATTTCTGCTGGTGCTATTTTAGGAGAATATTTAGTTGCAGGCGGTGGCGGTGGTGCTGGTGGCACAGGCGGTCTTAATGGCGGCGGCGGTGGCGGTGCTGGTTCAGTAATAACTGGCACTATACCGCTTAATTCTGGAACATCATATACTGTAACCGTGGGTGCTGGTGGTGCTGGTGGAAGTTCAGCTAGTGGCTCATCAGGAAGCGACAGCGTATTTGGTGCTGTAATAGCTTATGGCGGCGGTTATGGTGGTGGCCTCAATAATTTAGGTGGTAATGGCGGTTGTGGCGGTGGAAGTTGCACCAATAGCGCATCTAACAGCAGAGGTGGTAACTCAAGCGCATATGGGACAGTTGGCGGTTATGCTAATATGTCCTCA